GTCACGGTCACCGTCTGAGATTGATGAACGGTCACCGTCACGGTCACCGTCTGAGATTGATGAACGGTCACCGTCACGGTCACCGTCTGAGATTGATGAACGGTCACCGTCACGGTCACCGATACACAATAACAATCCTTTACAGGAACAGGAACAAGGGACAGGGGGAACGGCCCCCGCACCGCCCGACCCAGCTCCAGCCAAACCCACCCCGGCTCCCGAGCCGCCGTATGACTTCAGCGCCGATCCCGCCGACACCATCCCCGACGGCCTGAGCCCGATTCAATACGCGGTCTTCGTGCTCTCCGAGGCAAGTGTTCCGGCCAGTTACACGCTCAAGGTCAAAACCGGCGACGCGATTGAAATCCTCGCCAAAGACGAGGCCTGCGGCCTTCCGGCGGCTACCAGGCGGATGCTCGACCGGATGCGCAAGGCGGCTGAAAGCGGTCCCGTGAAGTGGAATTTCTGGCTCGAAGACGGCGGCTGGAAACAGGAGCAGGGGAATGGATCACATCAGCCTAGCGCTGCGAAACAGCGCATCGACGGCAATCTCGAAGCGCTGCGCAAGGCTGCTCAGCGACGCGGAGTTTCAGGAACTCCAGACGCTGGTGGAGCAGACGGCGAGACGCTACGCGACCCAGGACGTGAGCGAATCGATAGAGGGATACCTTCAGGACTTCGAGCAACTGTGCCTGAGATATTCCCTCCCGATGTTCCGGTCGGCGCTGGGGGAGCTTCGCATCAGCCCGACCCAGAAATTCTTTCCCCGGCCGGACGAGGTGGCGGCTGAGATCGAGGCGCAACTCGACCAGGTGCGGGCGGCGCGCGAGGCCGAGCGGAGCAAAGAAGAGAGCCGCCGGAAGATCGAAGAGTTTTGGCGGTGGGCGCCTGAGTGGATGGCAATCACCGGATACGACGAGGAAGAACTTCTGAAGCGGTGGCCATGCTATCGCGGTACGAAAGGTGGGGCGAAGTGAAGGCTGAAACGGTTTGTGCGATGCCCTTGGCGACGGCGTATCTCTGCGTGGATTGCGGGTTCGTCGGATCGCAGTCGAAGTGCTGTGTCAAGTGCACATCGCGGTCGGTGATGGGCCTGAGTGGAATCCTCGACCGGGAGGACCAAAGTTTAAGACTGCCCGATTCTCTGCGGAGGTTTCTGGAGGGGGAGGCGAAGGATGCCTAAGTCTACGCAACTAGCGGCCAGCTCCGAATGCGCGGTCTACAACGGCGACAGCGACGCGCTGCGCGGCATCGTCAACGGCTGCATCTTTGGGCTGCTTGGATGGATGGGCATCGCTCTCATAGCGTGGGCCATCTGGAAGGCGGTCCATCATGCCTGAGCTGATTGAAGCAGTGAGGTTCATTCATCTCACGCGCGGGCAGGTGGCGAAAGTTGACGCTACGCTGTTCGATCAATTAAACACGCACCGCTGGCAGGCAAGGTGGAATCGGTGCACGAAATCTTTCTATGCCGTCCGAACCCTGCCAAGAAGAGACGGAAAAGTAACAGTGCTCATGCATCGCGAGGTGTTGGGGTTGCCAAAAGGTGACACGCGAGATGGGGAGCATAAAAACGGCGACACGCTCGACAATCGCCGCGCCAACCTACGTGCTTCTTCGCGGTCCCAAAACGGCATGAACCGAGGGAAGCAGGCGAACAACACCTCCGGGTTCAAGGGCGTGTCTTTCCATAAAGCCACGGGGAAGTGGTCTGCCAACATCGCCTTCCAAAACAAGCAGGTATATCTCGGACTTTTCCGCAACCCGAGCGATGCCTCCCGCGCTTACATCTCTGCCGCACACCGCTTCCATGGCGAATTTGCGAGGACAATATGAGCGAATTGCGTTTAGAAATTGCTGGGGTTCCCCCCACGAATAACCATTACAAATCCTTCCGCGTCATGCCCACCCGGAACGGCAAGAGCGTCCCGAGCTGGTATCACACCGCGAAGGCGAAGGAGTGGTTCGCCGCCGTCGCCAGCCACGCGGCCGGGCGCAGGCTGAGGGCCGCGACCTACACCGTGAGTTATGCGGTGTTCACCGGCTCGGCGGTCTGCACCGACGTGGATAACTACGCGAAGTGCGTCCTCGACGGCCTGGCTCACGCGGGCGTGATCGACAACGACAAGAACGTGATAGACCTGCACGGCTACCGCCGGATCGACCGCGGCAATCCCCGGACAGTGATCGTGGTGCGGACCGAGCAGCAGCAGATGTTCGGGGAGGCAAAGTGAATGTGGCTCTACCTCCCCAAACCTACCTCAGCTTCTTCAGCGGCGCCGGTGGCCTCGATCTCGCCGTCGGACTCGCTGTACCGGACGCTCGCTGCATCGGCTATGTGGAGATCGAGCTTCCGGCAGCCGCGATTCTGGCAGCGCGCATTGCGGAAGGTTCCGTGGACGAAGCTCCTGTCTGGTCTGACATCAGAACCTTCCCCAGCGAACTCTACCGTGGCCGCGTGGCTGGAGCAGTTTTCGGTTTCCCCTGCCAGGACCTCTCTGTCGCAGGCAAGCAAGAAGGACTTGTCGAAGGCACCCGCAGCGGGCTGTTCTTCAGCGCCATGCGAGTCGTTCGCGCGGTTGGATGCGAGTGGTGCTTTCTTGAAAACGTCCCTCCAGTTCTCTCTTTTCCCGCAGGACATGCCGTTCTCAGAGAACTTGCCGAAAGCGGGTTCGATGCGGAGTGGATTTCTCTTCGAGCGGCTGAGGTTGGAGCTTCGCACCGACGAGAGCGGGTGTTCATCCTGGCCCACCGCACGGGACGAGATGGGCTTGGATCAGCAGGCGCGGGTCGCCTGGGTGACTCCCGCCTCGCGCGACTGGAAGGGCGCGAACTCAGAGATTCATGTGACGGAGACCGGGGGGGGCAGGCGGCACATGGATCAACTGAGCAACCAAGTCGAGCACTCTTTCCTCCCGGCCCCGCAGACAGAGAACAGTGGGCAGCCATCATCGGCGAGCGCCCAGACCTCGCGCCGGCGGTTGAATACGAAATTCGTGGAATGGCTTCAAGGATTGCCGGAGGGCTGGACTTCGCCCGACCCGATCAGCTCAGAGGCCTTGGCAATATGGTCGTCCCGCAGCAGGGCGCACTTGCGTTCCTTGTTCTCCTCGATCGGTCGGTGACCGCATGACCTTATTCGATCTGGTCGAAGAGGTGCAGGAGAAGACGCACCTGGGCGAGTTGGAAATCCTCGACCGGGTGCAGCGGGCATGGCCCAGCCACCAGCAGTTCACGCCCACGCAAGCCGCGCTGATGGTCCATGCAATCCAGCGGGATGGGCAGAAAGAGAGGGCCGCGGCATGAAGGACTTCTTCCGCAACCTGCTCGCGCTTACGTTCGTCGGCATCCTGTTTCTCGGCCTGCTCTGGGTCGCCGGATGCAACTTTGACGGAACCTGGGACAACCTGAACTGGGATCACCCCACCAACTGGCTCGATCAGAGCCAACACCCGGAGGCGCAATGAGCCAGGCGAAGATTTGCCCGCAATGCGGACAGACCATTCCGCAGCCCGAAGGCCGGCTGATCTGCTCCGCCTGCGGCCTGCCGATCCGGCGCGGGCAGGGCGGATGGACCCACGGCGGCGACGGGCGGCCGAAGCACAAGGACTGCAACTTAACGGCAAGCGTTCAGCCGGTAAGTCAGACGATGGAACTCCTGGAGGTGCGATGAAAGTCGAGATCGAGATGACGGGCAGCGAACTTGTGCTTCTCTATCTGGCGACCGGGAACGAGGACGCTGGACGCATCGTGCTGACCGCCGCGAAAGAGTATGCGCACCTCCATCCGCCTCAAAGGAAGAAGCGCGGCAGGCCCAGCGGGCGCCCAAATATGCGCAAGGAACTGGTTTCCATGCGTGGGGAGGTCGCCTGATGCAGTTTGCCCTCGATTTCAGTCAGAAGCTGCCCGCGCCCGCCCAGGAGCGCATCGCCGATGGGATGCAGCGCGCCGACGACAATGCCGAGTCGCGCTGGAAAGCGATATTTGCGGCCTGCATCTTAGCAGTGGCCCGTCGCCAACCAGAGTTGACGAGCGACGATGTTTTGGATGAAATAGCCAAACTTCCAAACGCCCCAAGCACTCACGCGCTTTGTGCCGTAGGACCAGCGATGCGCCGCGCCGCTCAGGATGGGATGATCGCTCGCACCGACAAGATAGTCCGCAGCAAAAGGCCCGAAAAGAGAGGAAATTTTCACGCGGTCTGGAGGAGTAGATACCATGCAAGTCTCTAATAAGCCGGGCAGCAATCAGCACATCCAAAGGGATGAGGCGGAACGCTTTTGGGAGAAGGTCGATAAGACTGGATCGTGCTGGACGTGGGGCGGCTGTAACAACGGCACCGGATACGGGATCTTCGGATGCCGTCGGGGTGGCAAGTGGAAGATGGTTTACGCGCACCGCTGGGCTTTCGAGAAAATGCGCGGCCCAATCCCCGAAGGTCTCGAACTCGACCACTTGTGCCGCAATCGATCCTGCGTGAATCCCGACCACCTGGAGCCGGTTACTGCGCGAACCAACACGCTGCGCGGGGAGACAATCACAGCCGCGAATGCCGCCAAGACGCATTGCATCAAAGGGCATCCGCTGAGTGGAAGAAACCTGACCATCCGCCCAACCGGACGTAGGCGCTGCAAGGCATGTGAACGTGACCGGGCGCGCAAAAAACGCAACCTGCACGCGGTGTGGGTGAGCAAGTACTTCGCGGTGACGGCATGAGTAGATTCTTCGACGGATTCGATCTGACACCCGCACAGGAAGCGCAGGGCATGACGCTGGCCCAGAAGGTTGCCCACTGGAAGCGGGCCATTGTCGCCAACTGGGAAAAGTGGCATGACGTGCCCCGCGAGGATGGACTCCCTCGCTATCACGCTCAATTCAAATCCGGGGAAGAGTTCTGGCAATGGTGGCTGACCGCGAAGCGCGCTCCCATCGTGTGCCAGGAGGGAATCCTTTGGACCAACTCAGACGAGTAGCAGCACCAACCGGGCCCGGATGGGCGAACGGAGGCAACACAATGGAAACCACCTTCTTCCCCGGCGCCAACCGCCGGGTAACCCTGGGCAGCCCCACCAAGCAGTGCTCGAACGGCCGCATCGTCTTCGCGGTGCAGATGCCCCTCACGGGCGAATCGTTCGCCAGCCTGCCTGACTGGGTCGGCAGCGGTTTCGAGGCTGTGTCCAAGGCATTCATGGAAGTCAACCCCGAGGTTCAGGAGGTAAGCGACCTCGCGCTGGCATTCTCGAACGACGCGCCCAAGGGTGAGCTGTTCGCGCCACCATCGGCACGGCTGCCGGGAGCATCGCTCAAAGGCTTCAAGATCGTCCGCGCCGGCGAACCCGACGACCCGGAGATCGAGTTGCGCTTCAAAGCCTACGGACCCTTCACGCGCGACTTCTGGGCATGGATCGGCGAGATGGCAGGCAGCGAGGTCTACATGGCGTTCCCGTCAACGGTCGGCGGTACGGTGACCGTGGCCAAAGCGCAGACCGAGACGCTGCATGACGACGGCCCCGACGAAGACGAAGACCTGGAGCCGACAGAGGGCGAGATTGCCAACCTGAACGCCGACATCCCCGAAGACCCCAGCCTCGAAGAGGATCTGGGACCGGAGTTCGAGAGCCAAGTGCGCCAGTCGATGGGCGCTCCGGAACCGTTCGGCGACAAGCCCCGCCTGGTGGACGCACGGCCAGGGCGCGGCGATAGCAAACCGCGCAAGTCCGGACCGAGCGACCTGAAGGCGTTCCACGAGAAACAGGTAGAATCGAAACCAAAAGGCGCCACGCGGAAGAGTTTGTCGGTCAACTGAGAAAGGAAACAATGCAGCCATCGATCTTCAACCGCGAGCCGCGCGAGTGCATACTTGCCCGGCTCGCCTGCACAAAGTGCGGGCCGGTGCGCATGGCGCTGGCCCCGCAAGAGGAACCAATCACCGCGCTCGAATGCCCCTACTGTTTCAGCGAGGCCAAGGCGCAACAGATCGGGACGGGGCGAACGCTGCGGGCGCTGCCTTACTTCGAGTTCGAAGCGAAGATCGACACGCTCATTACCGCGCCGCCCAAGTTCGGAGCGGGACGGCCTCGGCTCACGCACGGTCAACTGGTGGTGTTCTGTCAGGAGACCAGCATCCTGCATCTCGCGGCCGTGGGCGACATCCACACCAACCGCGCGAACCTGAGCCCGGAGGGAATCCCGTCGATCAGCTTCACCATCGGCGAGAATGAGACCGGGCCGGTGCCTCACGTTTCAGCCGCTCCCGGCTGCCCGCCCTGGTGGTGCCTGCCGGAAGAAGTGAAGGCGGCGCTAAAGAAACCTGAGAAGCCGAAGGGGAAGAAGAAATAGTCGCAAGATGTTGACATGCCCCCACACCTTGCGGTAAATTCCATACGCACCTATCTGTAGTGGTTCGGTGCTGGTCGTCCGACCTTCCTTTCGGACGCGACAAACGAGCGCCCTACTCGTTTCGGCCAGCGCCAAATGATAGGCACACTCTCGCCCACACTTACGCGCCAGTTTGAAGTGTACCGCCCTCATCAGCGGTTCACCTCGGAACCGTGTGCGTATGTCGATAAAGAGACTGGGCTTATGTGGATCGAGCGCCAGATAGCTCACCGGATGGGAAGGTGGCGTCTGGTCTTATACAAAGACCTCCCGCGCCTGGAAGCATCCGCCGAGTGCGATCCCGAGTTCAGGGTGCTGTCCTTTCCGCTTCCTATCGTGCGCCGGTTCGTGCGCGAACCCCAGGAGGAACATGGCCAAGCAACCTAAAGCCGAGAGGCTGATCGGGGTGTTGCGCCACGGCAAGCCCTTCGGCTCGATACCAGATTGGTTCGTGTCACGGCAGGAAGCGCAGTACTTGCTTGATTGTCAGTTCGCCGCATGGCGCGCCCGCTACTGCCTGGTGCTGACCAAACCGCTCCCACTCAAACTCCGCGATCTGTCCGCAAGCATGGGACCGTCTGTGACGTTCGCCGCCGCATGTGGCAGCAGTCACCACAAGGCGCTGGTCGAGGCGTGGGCATAATGGAGAGCTACTTGTTGACCAGAAAGATTCCTCTTACGCGCGGGATGTTTGCTGTCGTGGATGCAGCCGACTACAAATGGCTGTCGCAATGGAAGTGGAGCGCAACGACGCGACGGGGAGGGACTTCTTACGCTGTTCGAGTTGATTCAAATGGAACCACTATCTTTATGCACCGCGCGATCCTGGGACTAAACGCAGGTGATCGTCGCCTCAGCGATCACATCGACAGGAACAAACTGAATAACATACGCCCCAACTTGCGCATCTGCAACCCGGCTGAAAACGGTCGAAATTGTGGAAAGCATCGCAATAACCGAAGCGGGTTCAAGGGAGTCAGTTGGGATCGCGTCAGTAAGAGATGGCAGGTGCACATCCGGATCGGCAGTGGTCGATCACGCAAAAGGATCAAGTTGGGCAATTACTCCAACCCGGAAGCGGCCCATGTGGCATACTGCGCCGCCGCGAAGAGATTTCACGGGGAGTTTGCCTGCGTATTGTGAGGGCAAAATGAGCATCGAAAATACGCTCTATCACCCAGAAACAAACTCACTTGAGTGTCTTCATTGCTTCGACACTATAGAACTACGCCGTGTTACGGGAGCAGATCCGGAGCTTTTGATGGCGGTGCGTGAGGAGTATGAGCTTGACCACTCGAAATGCCATCTCCACAAAGACATCCGCAAGGCGAACCAAGCCCGCGAATACCGCACCGAAGGGCAACGCCGCAGGCTCCATGAGGCCAGAGCCAACGCCCTCCGCGTCCTCGGCTGCTAACAGCCGGAAAAGAGTGGTCCCGAAGGGTACGCCATGGCAGAAGGGCCAGAGCGGCAATCCCAATGGCCGGCCCAAGAAACTTCCCATCACCGACGCCTTGCGGGAAGAGCTTGCCAAACGCGGAAAGTTCAACATTCCAAATGATATAGCGATTGCTCGCAAGCTGATCTCTATGGCTATCGACGGCAACCTTGACGCGATCTCTGAAATTGCCGACCGGGCCGAAGGCAAAGCCAAGCAGCGGTCTGAGGTATCTGGACCCGACGGTGGCCCGATTCCCTTCGACATCCCCGACACCCGCGAGGCCCTGGAGCTGCGCATCGCAGAACTCCTGGGAAGCCAAGCCACAACCGCCCCGATGGGCAAGAAAAGGAAGTGACGCTTGACCATTGCCGAGTGGATCGCCCTTGCGGGTCTGATTCTTCTGTTTTTTGGCGCGGTGTGGAAACAGGGCAACGACACCGGCGAGATCAAGGCTGGAGTGAAGGAATTGCTCGGACGCGCTGAGCGTACAGACAAGAACATCGACCGCGTAGAGAGCCGCGTGGACACCCTCGAAACCCGGATGAACGACCACACGGAGCGTCTCGCGCGGATTGAAGGGCAAAAGGAATAGGCGGAGGGCGGCATGGACATGAGCCGCTACAAGATCGAGGAGCTTGCCGAGTTGGCCGTGCTCCTCGAACGCCGCCGGGAATTCGAACAGCTTTCCGACGCCGAGCAACAGCGCCTCGAATATCGCGCCCGGCTGGAAGCATCGCCCGCGGAGTTCTTTAAGGCCGCATGGGATGTGCTCGAACCGGGCAGGCCGCTGATCTGGTCTCCGCACTATGACCTCATCAGTGAGTGGCTGCTCAAGGTGTGGCGTCGCGAATGCCTGCGCCTCATCATCAACGTGCCGCCCCGCACAGCAAAGAGCACCGAGGGCACGATCTGCTTTCCCGCCTGGGGATGGGCTCGGGATGCGCGGCACAGGTTTCTGACGGCCAGTTACTCGCGCGACCTGAGCCGGGAGCACAGCAGCAAGCGCCGCAACCTGATCGAGTCGGCCTGGTACAAGTCGCTCTGGCCGATGGCCTTCAGTGACGACACAAACCGCGCCGATCAGTACAAGAACGAGCAGCAGGGCGAGATGATCGCCACGTCGGTGGGCGCGACGGGTACAGGGCGCGGCGGCGACACGCTGATCCTCGACGACGGCCTGAGCGCAGACCAGGCGCAATCGGAGGCCGAACGCAAGACGGCCCATGCGTGGTTCCGTGAGACCTTCCGCACCCGCTTGAACGACCCGGCAACGGGCGCAATCGTGGTGATCGAGCAGCGGACGCACCACGAAGACATTACCGGCTGGCTCCTCAAGAACGAGCCGGGGCAGTGGAAACAGGTTGTCATCCCGCTGGTGCAGGACGCGAAGACGGATCTGGAAGTGGTATTCCCCGTCACCAGCCGCAAGTGGGAGCGCAAGGTTGGCGACGTGCTGCAGCCGGAACGGCACACGCCGGCAGTGGTCGCGGCGCAGATGATTCACCGGCGCACCTTCGAGACCCAGGCGCAACAAAGGCCGAGTCCGGAGGGCGGCGACATCTGCAAGCGGGAGTGGTGGCAGTACTACCGGGCGGTGCCTGACGACTTCGACCAGGTGCTCGACTCCTGGGATTTGACGTTCAAGGACGCCAAGGATTCAGACTTCGTGGCCGGGTTCAAGGTCGGCGTCAAAGGCGCGCGGCGGTACTTCCTCGATTGCATCCATGACCGCATGGGGTTCACCGCGTCGAAGGATGCGGTCAAGCGGCTGCGGTTGCGTGAGCCGGTGGCCAGCCGGGTGCTGATCGAAGACAAGGCCAACGGGCCGGCGGTGATCGATTCCCTGCGGTCCACGGTGCCTGGGTTGATTGCGGTCGAACCGACCGGGTCGAAGTACGCGAGGGCGGTAGCGGCATCAGGCGACATCGAGGCCGGGAACGTGTACCTGCCCGACGTAGAAGTCTTCCCGCAGCATCGGAAGTGGGTGGACACGCTGATCGAAGAGTGGGCCATCTTTCCCAACGGAGCCAACGACGACACGGTGGACGGCAGCGACCAGGCCATCAACTACACGAGGTCGGCCATGGGTAATATCGCCGACTACTACCACGAGCGGGCAGCCGCGGTTGAGGCTGCCAAGAATAAGCCCAGACCGCCGGAACCACCGAAGGCGCGGGAATGGTCCGAGGCCGTGCGCACAGTGCGCATGGGCATCCTGCCGCCGGGCGACTTGCCGGTGGACGAGGTCAACGACTGGATAGCGTTCTGCGAAGAGCAGGGCCAGCACGACGCCGCGGAGGTTGCGCGCGGGGTGCTCGAACAGGCAAAGCGGGGTTGAGCATGGCCACTGAAATCCAAGTAGTAGCGGACCGACCCGGATTGATCGACCGCCTGCGCTCCGCATGGCAAGGCTGGTACGACCCGTCCACGCCGATCCCGCCAGTCGCGCCTGCCGGAACGCCTCCGCGCCAGTTCGATTACCCGCTGGTGCTCAATCAGACCTGGCTTCCGCGCGCTGGCGAGAAAGTGGGCTTCCACCAGCTACGCATGATGGCCGACGGCGCCTATCTCATCCGCGTCATCATCGAGAAGATGAAGGACCGCATCAGTTGCAAGAATTGGCACTTCCGGCTGAAGCCACAGCCGGGCGAGTACATGGCGCAGACAAAGGATCGGTCGAACAGCGATCCCCGCGTTGCGGTCATCAGCCGATTCTTTGAGTTCCCCGACTCGGTGCACGATTTCGCTACATGGCTGCGGATGTTGCTCGAAGACCGGATCGTGATCGATGCAGCCACGCTCGAAGTGCAGCGCACGCGCGGCGGCGACATCTTCAACCTGATGCCCGTTGACGGAGCCACCATCAACGTCCTGATCGATAACACCGGCCGCCGCCCCATGTACCCGCTGCCCGCGTACCGGCAGATCGTCAAGGGTCTGCCGGCCATCGACTTCACCGCGCGCGACCTGCTTTACATGCCCGCCAATGTGCGCAACCATAAGCTGTATGGCTACTCGCCCGTCGAGCAGACCCTCGGCATCATCCTCACCCTGATCTACAAGACGGTGATGCACCAGGACTGGTACGACGAGTCCAATATTCCTCTGGCGTACATGACCATGCCGGAGAACATGAGCACAACTGAGATTCTGCGGCTCATCCGGGAGATTCAAGCCTCGAACAACGGGAACCTCGAAGAGCGCGTGAAGATCCTGCCCGTGCCCAACGGCGGCAAGGTCGAGATTCTCAAGAAGGAAGAGTTCCAGGCCAAGTTCGAGGAATGGTGCGCGCGCATCTTCGCCTTCGCGCTCGGCGAGACGGCAACCCCCTTCATCCAGCAGAACAACCGGGCGACTGCCCAACAGTCCGACGACACCCGTGAGGAATCGGGCGAGCTGCCCCTCATGCGCTGGATCAAGACTTCCATCGATAACATTGTGCAGCGCCCTGACATGTTCAACGGCGCCGATATTGAGTTTGTGTGGGATGAGCAGGCCGAGACGGACGCGCTGAAACAGGCGCAGGTCGATCAGATCAACGTGGCCATTGGCGTTCGCCTGGCAGATGAGCTTCGCCAGCGGGACGGCCTCTCGCCGCTCTGGGAAGCATCGGGCGGCAATCCGCCGCAGCCGTCCATGATGGTCGCCAATGAGGAAGACCAGGACGAGCCCGGCGACGGTGACGAGGGCGGCGGCAAGCCCAAGCCGAAGAAGGACGGCAAGAAAGCGGCCAAGGCTGCGGTCGCTCAAAAAAAAACTCTACTGCGCTACTGATTGATCCGGCCCACTTCGGGCCAAAGCGCAGAGCAGCCACCGATCACATCGAGGCAACGCTGAAAGGCTTCTTCGCCGCACAGCGCGTCTCGGTGAGCCGAACCATAGCCGACTACCTTCCGGGGGCACAGAAAGCCGCTGGCGATACCACGCCGCCCGACGTGGATGCGATTCTGGCGGCAATCGACTTCAGCGTGTGGGATGCGCTGACCAGGGAAGTACAGCCCGACCTTGAAGCGACGGCGCGGGAGGCCGTTGCGACGGTCTTCGCCACGCTGAACCTGAGCACTGAAGGCTCAGACCTGTTCAACCTGTCCGACACCCAGGCGCTTGAATACGCCGAGATGCGGGCGGCAGAGCTGGTGGGTAAGAAGTGGGTGGACGGCGTGCTGGTGGACAATCCCAGCGCAAAGTGGGCCATCACCGAAACCACCCGCGAGGATCTGCGCGAGCTGATCGGGCAGGCCTTCGCAGAGCAATGGACGCCGGCGGAACTGGCCCGGCACATCGACGAGTCCTTCACCTTCTCCGCCGGCCGCGCGGAGATGATCGCAGAGACCGAGACGGCCTTTGCGCAGACAGCGGCCACGGTCCAGACCGGCGTGAACTTCGGGGCCACAACCAAGTCAACCCAGATGTCGAACCTGCACGATGTGGACGACGAATGCGACGCGGCGCAGGCCGCCGGGGAGATTCCAATCGACACGCCGTTCCCGGACGGAGAGCTACATGTTCCATTGCATCCGCGTTGCCGGTGCGTGGAGATGGTCCACGTTCCGAAGCCAAAGGAGCCCGACGATGATTAGCCGGATCTGGAAGGGCATCTGGGAAGACAAGCCGAAGTGCAACGCTGAAATGAAGCTCGGCATTCAGGTCTTCCGTGACATCCACTGCCAGCTCGCCAAGGATCACGCGGGAAGGCATCAGGCTAATGCGCTCACGCAGTGGCCGCGCAAACCCGGCGAGCACCGCCCTGGAGGGCCTGAGGACTTATGAGCCAAGCAATGAAGAGTCTCTTCTGCCGCGTCTCCAAGGTGGATGAAGAGAAGCGCACGGTGACCGGGATCGGCGCATCGGAAGCCATCGACGCCGAGGGTGAAATCTTCGACTATGCCAGCTCGAAGCCGTACATCGAAGCATGGTCAGAGGGCGCACAGCAACGCTCTCAGGGCAAGAGCTTCGGCAACGTGCGCGAGATGCACCAGCTCTCCGCCGTCGGCAAGCTTTCCGAGCCCATCGTCTTTGACGACGCTCAGCGCCTGGTCATCCTGACCAGCTACATCTCTGACGACGTGGCGTGGCAGAAATGCCTCGACGGCACCTACACCGGGTTCTCGATCTGCGGTCCCATCGTCGGCGAGAAGTGGTCGGACGGCACGAACCCCGGCGTCAAGCGTTACACCTGCGCACCCATCGAGTTCAGCGTGTGCGACCTGCCGTGCAACGAGGAAGCTGTTTTCACAGCCGTCAAAGCTGGCGGCGTCACCGAAGAGCGCAAGTTCAAAACGGCCGCGGCCGTAGAAAAGGGGGCCGATATGGCCGACGTAGCGAAGAAAAGCCTCATGCAGGTCTGCGACCTAGCCAACGTTCTCGGCTGGGCCGCCTACGTGCAGGAAAGCACATCGTGGGAGCGGGAGCAGGAAGGCGACAACTCCCCGATCCCCGACAACCTGAAAGCCTGGATCGCCGACGGCTCGGAAATACTCATCAACCTCGCGCGCGAAGAGACCTCCGAAGCCGTGATGCAGATGAAGGCCAGCATGGGCGAGTATGCCGCCAAGGCCAAGAAGACGAAGACTGTGGACGGCGAAGAACTCCCGAAATCAGCATTCGCCTACCGGCCAAGCGATGATCTCGCCGATTGGAAGCTGCCCATCAAGTTCTCGACGCCAGAGAAGAGCAAGAGCCACATCCAGAACGCGCTGGCGCGGTGGAGTTCGACTGACATGCCGGATGCTGGCGAAAAGAAAAAGGCCGCGGGGCGCATCCGCGCGGCGGCGAAGGCCCATGGCATTGAGGTCGGAGACAACGATCTGGCCGGGAAGACGGCGAGCGCATCCAAGGCGAGACGCACACCCGTCGCCAAATGCTCCAAGGCCCTCGATTCGATGGGCGAATGCCTGGACAAGACTTGCAAATGCGAGGGCATCGACAAGTGTCTCTCCAAGGTGCGCGCGGCCCATGCGGATGCAACAGACGCCGTCTCTCAGATGGATGACGGCGACGCTGATTCAGCGAAGTCTGCAGCTCAAAAGGCTGCAACGGTGGCGGCGACGCCAACCACACCCCAGGGCGCGAGCCCGGAAACGGAAGTACCAGACATGACCGATGCAGAAAAGGCACAAGTCGCCGCGGCCGAGACGAACTCCGCCAAGGCTCTTGAAATTGCAGAGAAGACCAACGCCGGCATGGAGCAGATCGCAAAAGCCCTGGCCGGGTTGACCAACCTGATCGCAGGCGAGCCGGTTGCTCCCAAGAGCGTCACGGCAGCCGCGCCCGTTGCGGTCACCAAGGCGCAGGAGGTCGAAGGCAAGCAACCCGTCGCCACCGGCGGCGTTCACGATGTGGCCAAGTCCATCCGGTCCAATCCCCACTATCTCTCGAATGAGGAAGCAGCCACACTCCACATCGGGCGGTAAGCAATCCGGGGCCGCTCCCAGCGGCCCCCTCGCTTTGTTCTCGGCGCGCAACCCCAACGATTCCCAACTGCAAACCCGTAGCGCAATTCCGCTTCGAGGACGAGGACAAAAGCATGTTCGGACAAGACATGACCCGCATCGAGGAATTGATCGCCAAGGCGACCGGACAAATCGCCTCGAAAGCGACGATCTCTACCTCCACCAACATTGCCGCATACGACCTGGAGCCCCTGCTCAAGCAGGTGTATCCAGTGCTCGCGCCCTTCCGCAACAAGTACCTGCCCCGCACCGTTTCGCCCATCGGCGGCACGGCCCACAACGCCAAGCGGTTGACTGCGATCAATCCAGCATCCGGCGGCATGGGCATCGCCGAGGGCCTGCGCGGCGCTTCCATCGCGGTCACTGAGCAGGACTTCAGTGCGATCTTCCGCACGGTCGGCCAGGAAGCCGACATCACCTTCGAAGCCGAGGATCTGGCTCGCGGCTTCGACGATGCAATGGCCATCCGCACCGTCTCTCTCTTCAACTCGAACCTGATGGAAGAAGAGCGCCTGGTGCTGTTCGGCAATGGCGGAAACATCACCGTGGCCGGCGGCTCGGCACAGACCGCACTCGGCACCCCGACGGCTCCCACGCTGACCAACAATGGCGGCGCGACGGGCACCGTGGCAGCCGCGACTTACTACGCCTGGGTTGTGGCGCTCACTTACAACGGCCTGCGCTTCTCTTCTGTTGCCAACGGCGTGCAGACCCAGATCACGCGGCCCAACAACGACGGATCGACGACCACCACCAACGGCGGTAGCTCGAACGTCTCCGCGCAGTCGAACTCGGTTGTGCTTGCCGCTCCGGGCAGTCTCGCCATGTCCTGCACGGCGGTTGCGGGCGCATTCGGCTATGCCTGGTTCGTCGGCACGGCGAAAGCCTCCGCTTACCTCGCGGGCGTGACGCCGGTCAACACCTTCACGCTGACCGCGCCTCCAGTGGGTACGCAGGCTGCCACGGCCATCACGGCGGACAACTCCATCGACTCGTATGTCTTCGATGGGCTGCTCACCCAGATCCAGCAGTCCGGATCGGGAGCCTACTTCAAGTCACTCGACGGCGCGAATCTGACCTCCAGTTCCGCCGCGGGAATCATGGAGATCGACGCCGCGCTGCTCTCGCTCTACGACAACTACAAGCTGGGGCCGCAGGTATTGATGGTGGACGCCGGAACCGCGCAGTCGATCAACCGCAAGGTGATTGCCGCCGGTGGCGCGCCATTGTTCCGCTTCAACGTGAGCGGCGACAAGGGCGGCATTCTGGACGTGACTGCCAACAGCATGGTGGGTACGTACCTGAACCCCTTCACCGGCGAACTCATCAAGCTGGAAACGCATCCCTGGTTCCCGCAGGGCACGATCCTCGGCTTGACACTCGAACTGCCGTACACGACGCCCAACGTGCCCAAGCCCTACAAGCTGATTCCGCGCGTTGCAGACTGGCGCGAGTTCGAGTGGCCGCTGGTCAGTCGCAAGCGGGTTCACGGGCAGTACCTCACCGCAGCTCTGATCGCTTACACCCCCTGGGCCTTCTTCCTGCTCCAGAACGTGGGCCAGAACTAACCAGGGCTGAACAAAGTTAGGCCGCTCCTGCGCCGGGACGGCCTAATGGGGTGGGCTAGTTGCGGATTGCCTCCGCCCAGCTAGTCCACCATCCTCTTTCCACCGGGAGAAGACCATGGCCGATCTAACCACGCTCGCAAACGTCAAGAGCTACATGCAGATCACCGACACCAGCCAGGACGCCGTGCTGGCGCGGCTCATCTCGGCCTTCTCCCAGTGGTTCCTTACCCAAGTCAACCGCGGCGCGCTCATCAGCTCGACTTACACCGAGCAGCGTAACGGGCAGGGCGGCGATTCGCTGACCACGATCTACTGGCCCATCCAGAGCATTACCTCGCTCACGGTCGACGGCATCACCATTCCGCCCCAGGTTAATCCTGGGCAGAACGGATGGACGCCCGGTTACACCTTCGACAGCTTCACCGTCTGGCTTTCCGGCTACCGCTTCACCAGGCGCCGCGGCAATGTGCAGATCGTCTACGTGGCCGGGTATGTGAGTGTGCCGCTGGACATCGAGCAGGCGGTGATCGACCAGGTGACCTTCACCCTGCGCCGCCAGCCGAACCTTGGCACGGTCTCGCAATCCATGAACGGCATCACGACGGTCAGCTTCTCGCAGCAGGACTTGGCCCCAGGCGTCAAGGCGGTGGTCGAGTTCTATCGCGACCGCGCGGTGGTGGGACTGTGATTGTCTCCTTCCAGATCGTCGGCGTCCCGGAAGTCTGCGCCGGAATCGAGGGCGGCGTAGCGCGGATGCAGATCGCAACTGCCAAGCAGATGGGCGTCGAGATGCTGGGCCTGCGCAATTACGTCGTCTCCGAACACCTGAACGGACCCACCGGCCCGACGACGCTGCAGCAGCGTTCCGGCAATCTGGCCCGGTCGGTGTCGAACGAAGTAGATGAGGACTCGACCAGCGTCACCGGCCTGGTGGGCATCCCCACGGCCTCGACGGCCCAGGCTTACGCGCGCATCCTTCACGAGGGCGGCACCACGCGCGCCCATGTCATCGAGGCGCTGAACACCAAGGCGCTGGCCTTCTCGATGGGCGGTCAGATGATCTTCCGCCGCAAGGTCAACCATCCGGGCTCGAACTTTCCCGCGCGGCCGTATCTCACGTCGGCGCTCGACGAGCAGTCGGCAGAGATCAAGGCCAACCTCACCAAGGCTATGTTGGAGGCAGTGCAATGAGTATCGTCATCACCTGGATTAAGCGGATTCTCGGAGTCTCGCTGCTGATCGTCGTCCTTCCGGTTGCGCTCGGCTGCTTCCTCATTGGGCAAGCGATTGAGGGGCTGGAGTCGATCAAGTGAACAACGGCGTCATCAATCTCGAGCCCATCTATGCGGCCTTCTTCGCCCTGCTCACAGGAAGCGCGGCGATTCCGGCCTGCACCTGGACCGACCCGGTCAGCGGACAGCCGACCACCTTCGCGGTCGAGTCTCGTGTTCCGCGCGATTGGGCCACGCTCACGCCGGGCCAGTTGCCGGCGCTCTTTCAGGAGGAGCTTGGCTTTGAAATCAAGCCCGCGGTCCCGACAATTCAGGCGCGCACCAAGTACGAACTGCGCGTGGATGTGGCTGTCATCGTCTCCTGCGCCGGCGCCAAGCAGCAGGTGGGCCAGGAAACGCAGATCCCGTCGCAGGCGCTCAATCTCGCCATTACGGCGGTCCTGAACGCAGTCGCACCAGCAGTAGGCACAAAGCAGACCCTTGGC